AGATCCTGTTCTTGCATTCAATTTATTTAATCGGAATTTACGTCCATTTATTTCTATGTCTTTATAATTAATTGGCATTTCCATCTCTTACCCTCCTAAAGTTGAGTTATTTCAGCCGCCATTAATGTCCATGTTATTTTAGCACCTTGTGCTGCATATGGTCTGTCAGCTAACTTTTGTGGCGTAACTCCTGTACAAACTGTCGAGTCCCCTAAGTTATTACTTTTTATAGTAATATTCATTGTTGCAAACTCTGCCGCTGGTGCATTTGTTACATAGTTGTACCATTTGATAAAAAACTTGTGAAGTTCAGAAGTTTGTTGAAGTTCGATTGATATTGTTCCATTACTACCAGCTATTTTAGATATCATTACAACACCGTCTGCTGACATATCATGAATAGTTTTTTCGGTTGTCATAGATACCGAAATTGAACCAAGGCCAGCACCAGTAGAACTAGCGGCTCCAACTGATGGATGCGAAAATGAACTTGTTACATCTTCAAAACTATATACATTATACATTTATATCCCTCCTATCTATTTACATATACGCCTATTGAGACATATTGAATTGCACCAGCTAATTTTGCTAATATATAAATTGGTGGTGACTTTCTAGCTTCTCTATCCTCTTGTGATTGGTTGGCTATTGTATCTGCTAATATTACATAACCCCTTGATAAAACATCTCCTGTTGATACTGTTAGTACTCCAGAAGTAGTCCAAACTCCAGGTGATATAAAATCAATTAACCTAGCTTTTTCTAATGGTGCTGTAATATAGTTTAATAACTTATCCATACCGTCATTAGTTTGTGGTACTTTTGGTTCTGTTGTAAGCGCATTAACTACTGCTGTTTGAATACCATTAGTTAACATATCTAAATTCAATAATTCATCGAAATACGTTCCATCTGCCATCTTTCCATCTTCAAATAGATTGTAAACAGAGCCTCTATTAATGTAGATATTTCCGTTTATATTCTTAATTGTTGTAACTTGGGCAGATGTTAAAGGTTCTGTTGTTACTCCAACTTCTTTTTTAAATGCTAATGTATAGGCACTATTAGAAGTTTGTTTATTAGCTCCCATTGCATAACCCATTATTGCTACAACTGCATCTGTAGTTGTAGAAAATTGGCCTAATGTTCTATGAATACTATTTTTCTTTAATGTATCCATTATATTGCCAGTAGTATTTGCTAATACATCACTATCAGCAGTAGTATAAAAATAAGCTGATTGTGGTTCGGCTGACTCAATATATTCAGCAACCTCTATAATATCGGCTTTTTCTGCTTCGCAAACTGTACATACGTACCACTCTGTATTGGATTCTCTACATAATGCAACTGCTTGTGCTGCTGTTTCTGGTGTACCAACTGTTGTGTTCCATCTTCCTACTGCTAACTTATGTGGTCTTGGAGTTTGAGAAAAGTACTTTTGTGCTGCTAAGTATTCTGGTTCTGTGCCTAACCAATTATCTGCTGTCATATCTGCAATCTTTTGGTATACTTTTACCCTTGTAGCTGTACTTATTATTGTAGAATTACCAACTATTAAACCTAGATTAAAGCTAGTCCTTACCGAACTAACTGGTCCTACTGTTACACTAACCTCTACGATATCATTTAGCGATAAAGTTGACATGTGCATTCCTCCTATCTATTTGTAATTGTTCTTATATCTGTACTTAAGATATAAGGTACTTGTTTTTCTCTTATAACTGCTTCATTAAATGTTGCTGAAAAATCTGTTCTTTCCCACCATTGGTTATTATATAATTCTGGTATTCTAGCAGGCATAGACACATCTGTAATTAAAGCAAGGTTCTTTTTCTGCATTTCCATCATTAGATTACTATCAAAAATTGAAATTCTAATGATATCTGCATTGTCATAGCTATTGGGGCCATATAAAGTCCAATCTACTTTGTGTACTCTTGTATATCCTGTTTTCTTATCTGCCATTGTTATATCAGATTTATTAGGATCATATATTATGTTTAATTGTCTTGCCATTTTATCGTCTATAGGTGTGATTCTTAAGAAAACTATATCTTCCGATATCTTCCAAGATGGAGCGCCATCTGTTGGCCATGCTTTTCTTACTTTTCCAAAGTTTATTGTTTTAGTCATATCCAAACCAAGCATATCGCACGTAATTTTTACAAAAAAATCTTCTATCTGTTTTAATGTCAATACTTGATCTGCCATTAATCTGTCCTCTTTCTCTGAGCTATCGCAAAGTAGTAGCCATAATCGTTATATTCTTTAACTTGATATATTTTGTAATATTCATCATGCCAAAATATTTCATCTGCTGTAGCTGCTGTTCCATCGTCATTGTTCCTTGAAGCAAGCAACTTATCTATAGTGTGTATTGCTATTTCTCCACCGACTCTATCACCTTCTGGTATAAATTCTATTTGTTTTGCACTTGCTATGCCTATTGTTCCTATTATTGTTATTTCATTTGGAACTTCTACAAACTCACCATTGGCATTCCATGCACCAGTTTTACGTGATACTGTGAATGCTTGTGAGAATCTTGGATCAATTACAACTCTTGATACATCAAGCACTATACATCACCATCCTTTATTACATAAGTGATTGATTGTCTTAAACTTCCTTCGTCAATCAATGGTTTTTCGCTGCCTTTAGCTTTTATAGTGCTTGGTGCATTCGGTGACCATTTATTGTCGGGATTAGTAAACCATGCTCTAGCTATATTTTGTCCTTGTAATCCAACCTCATTTAATGATGGAGATATATTACCACCTTCCATAGCTACATTAACTGCATCTTTCATAAGTTCTGCAATTTGATCTTTACTATTATCAATTGCTGGTTCTAATACTGGTCTAGGTGGAGAGTGCCACAAAGGAGAACCATGTTCATGAACATATAATTTGTATGCTTCACTATAAGGCTTATCTGGATCATGTTGCATTTCTTTTATCATACTTTTGTCTCTTATACCATTTGTATGTATATATAAAAGTTGAGCGTTTGTGATCTTGCTATCGGGATGTTCTGTGCTGTCTGGAATACCGATACATACTGTTTTTTTAGCTAAGTCTTCAAGAGATTTTATAATATCGTTTGTTAGATTTTTAGTTATAGTTACGTTCGTAAATCCATTTAACACTTCTTATACCTCCTAACGTACAACCATTCCGCCTTTACCCATCATTTTACCTATTCCAGCAAATTGTTGCCCAAATGAAGTAGACATCCAACTTGCCCATGCTTCTAGACCGTTTGCTATAAGGCTGTAATCTGTGCTAACCGATACATCCCCTACACTAACGGAAGTTTCTAAACCTACCAATTGACCAGCTTTTAATATTCCAGCTGCACCACTATTAGGATCAGCTATACCTCTTACATATAAAGTGCAAAAATGTGCGATAAATAAAGACATTCCAACTTTCCAATAACTGTGCCATCTAGTTTCTTTAATGCACTCATTGGCTAAGTCTAAATACATTTGAGCCATTAATTGTGGTACAACATAAGTTAAATCTGTTGCTGGCCCAAATTGAGGATATACCGAATAAAAATCAGTTAGTGTATAAGGTGGATTTTCTCCAGTTCTTATATTCGATGCTGTTATAGCTAATTGTTGTGCGTACGCCTCTGAATCATAAAACATTTAACCACCTACTCTTTACCTTTGGCTGCTTTTTGTTTCTCTCCTGTTATTTCACTAGCACTATTTAGAAGATCTCTTTTTTCTTCTAATGATTTAATTTCATCTTTTAAGGCTTGTGCCTTTTCTTGATCCTTCAATACTTGTTCACTAGATGCTGAATTTTGGAAAGGTTTTATTGACCCATCTGCTTTTGCAAGTTTAAAATAGTTATCTTTTGCAACCCAATCTGGTAGTTCACAAAATCCTATTGTTGTTCTGTGGATTTCTAAGTTTCCTTGTTTGTCTAATTCTCCATTGTGGAATCCTAAAACTTTATCTGCTAATACTTTCATTTGGTTTTCCTCCTAAAAATAGCTAGAAGATAATCAAATCCCCTAGCTTGTCTATTATATATTTACTTAGTTATTTCTAAATTCCATCCGAATAACCAGCACAAGTATAGTAAAGGAATTTAACTTGACTGAATTGTGATGCGAATATAGTTTCGTATGATGCACTGGTTGTATTTGGTGCTGTCATAACACGTGAAAGTGGAACCGGAAGATCAATATTTACTCTATTAGGTGCCTTGTTATAAGCAACTAATCTTTGAGTTCCACCAACTCCTGCGCCTGTGCACCATCTGCAAGGGAATATTTCTAAGTTTATCCCTTGATTAGCTGCAATGTTGTTTTCTAACAAGTAATTTAATATACTTTGTGTTCCTGCAATTGTTACTGGTGTATTAGCAATGTAAGAATAATTTGCCCAATCTACTAAAATTCTGTTAGCCATACCACTTAAGTCATAACCGGAATTTGCAACTGTAGTAGTAAGCAATTGGTTAATATCATTCATTATCTCAACTGGTGTCTTTTTATTCCATAACGGAGAACCAGCAGCACCATTTACAGCACTTGCAGCAAGTATATTAGGACTATTAATCAATCCATAAGTACCAGTTTTGCTAATACCTACATATACATTACGATCTAACATTTTACTGTGATTTAATC